AAGGAATACAAAATGACAGATAGCAGTTTGTTTGATGGCATAAATTATAAACCTCTTAAAAAGAAGAATAAACGTAAGGGGGTTTCATGTCATCATTCTAATAAAAAACAATCAGTGCTATGGACAGTTTATCATACTGTCCTAGCATTGGAATTATTAATCTTAATTATAATAGAAGGAGTAGAATTATTTTATGGGTTTCAATAGTTATAAAATAAGAGATGGAAAACATATTCCATCTAAAAAGTTTAAAGAAAACTGGAATGATATTTTTGGTAAAGATAAAACCAAAGAAGAATTACCAAAAGAAGAAGAAGATTATCTCAAGGAGTTAGAAAAAAAGATATGAGTTTATTTGACAAACGAACACATTATAAACCATTTGATTATGGTTGGGCTTTTGAAGCTTATGACATGCAACAAAAAATGCATTGGCTACCAAGTGAAGTCCCGTTACATGAGGATGTAAGAGATTGGAATGAAAGATTAACACCGGAAGAAAAAAATTTAATAGGACAAATATTAAAATTCTTTACTCAAGGTGATGTAGATATAGCACAAGCTTATCTTGATAAATACATTCCTAAATTTAAAGCACCAGAAATTAGAATGATGTTGTCTGCTATTGCAACTAGTGAAGCTAACCACGTACATTCTTATTCATTACTTAATGATACTATTGGTTTACCAGATAGTGAGTACCAAACTTTTCAAGAATATAAAGCTATGGCTGATAAACATAGATATTTATTTAAAGATAAAGGTGAAGGTATTGAAGGTATGGCTAGAGAGTTAGCTGTATTTTCTGCATTCGGTGAGGGCCTACAACTGTTTGCTTCTTTTATTATGCTACTTAACTTTCAACGTTATGGCAAAATGAAAGGTATGTGCCAAATCGTAACTTGGTCTATTAGGGATGAAAGTCATCATGTAGAAAACATGATTAAAGTATTCCATACATTAATAGATGAAAATAAAAATATTTGGAATGATGATTTTAAAGGAACTCTATATCAAACTTGTAGAGACATGGTTGAACTAGAAGATAAGTTTATAGATTTAGCTTTTAATCTAGGAGAAGTACAAGGTCTGAAAGCTGAAGATGTTAAATTATATATTAGACACATTGCTGATAGAAGATTACTTCAGCTAGGTTTAAAACCTAATTACAATCAAAAAACAAACCCATTACCTTGGCTTGATTGGGTATTAAATGGCGTAGAACATACTAATTTCTTTGAAAACAGAGCGACTGAGTATGCAAAAGGAAACTTAACTGGAGACTTGTGGGCATAATTAGGCCCCATATTAGAAGGAAAACATTATGGATGACTTAAATGACATCCAATTACCTTACACCGTGGATGAACTTATCAAAGTTTTAGATAAAATTTATCCAGAAAAAGCACCCGAATTGAAAGACAATGAAAAAACTGTCTGGTTCAAAGCGGGTCAAAGAAGTGTAGTTAATTGGTTAATAGACTTAAAAAAACGAAGCGAAGATAATTTATTAGGAGAAAAATAATTATGTGTATGGGAAAAGCTTTAGCTAAACCACAAATAATTAAAAGAGAAGACCCTTCGATAAAATTCGTGGATGGTAACGTAATGGACTCAAAAGCTTCACCACCAGAAATAGACAACACACCTGTTATTAAAGAAAAGAAAAAAGTTAAAAACAACGTGACTAGTCAATCTTCTGATTTAAATATTAATACAACAACTTATTAACAAAAGGAAACAACTATGTGTATGGGAAGACCATCAGCACCCGCTCAACAAGAAGTAGTTCAACCAGTTAGAAATGCAATGTCATCAGGCGATGAACAAGCACCTACTATTGAGTTAGCTTCTGAAGACGCTTTAGAGATTGCTAAGAAAAAGAAATCTAAAAAGGGTACAGCAGCAATGCAAACTGATTTAAATATCACAGGTACAAATTCTAACGTTAACGTTTAATGGATTTTAAAGATACAGCAGAAAATCGTTATGAATCTTTAAGTGAAATTAAAGAGCATTATCTCGATAGAGGACGTGAATGCTCTGAGTTAACTATTCCCACATTAATTCCTGAACAACATCAAACACAATCAAGTGACTTTTATAGTCCCTTCCAATCTGTAGGTAGTAGAGGTGTCAACAACCTTGCTTCAAAATTACTACTATTATTACTCCCACCAAATCAACCATTCTTTAGACTAGCGATACAAGGCAAAGCTAAAGAACAAATAGAACAACAACCAGAATTAAAAACATCAGTTGAAAAAGCTTTATCTAAAATTGAACGTGAAGTTATGGGTAAAATTGAATCTCTTGCTTTACGTGTCCCAACATTTGAATTAATTAAACATTTAATTGTTGGTGGTAATGCACTGGCCCATGTTCCAAAACAAGGTAACATGAGAGTATACGGTCTTAACCAGTATGTTTGTAAAAGAGACGGTGAAGGAAATCTATTAGAAATAGTTGTAAAAGAAAGTGTTTCAGTTTTATCTTTAGATGAAGAAGTTAGAGAACAAGTTTTATCTCTTATGTCAAAAGAAGATGTAAAGTCACAAACAAACTGTGATTTATACACACACGTTTACAAACTAGACAATGGTAAATATTATGTTTGCCAAGAGACTAAAGGAATTAAAATACCATCATCCGTTGGTACATACAATCAAGATAAATTACCATGGTTAGCTTTAAGAATGATTAGAGTTGACGGTGAGGACTATGGCCGTAGTTACGTTGAAGAGTACATTGGTGATTTAAAATCTTTAGAAGGATTATCACAATCTTTAGTCGAGTCTTCTGCTGCGAGTGCCAAAATGATTTTTATGGTAAGACCAAACTCAACTACAAAGAAAAGAGATATAGCTGTAGCACGTAATGGTGACATTATATCTGGCAGTGGTGATGATGTGTCAGTCTTACAAGCAAACAAATTTTATGATTTACAAACTGTAGAAAAAGCAATCGCAAGATTAGAAGAAAGATTAGCTTATGCATTTTTATTAAACACAGCCATACAAAGACAGGCTGAACGTGTAACTGCTCAAGAGATTAGATACATGGCAAATGAATTAGAAACGGCAATGGGTGGTATATATTCTTTATTATCTCAAGAATTACAATTACCTCTAGTGCAATTACTAATGGATAGAATGGGAAGTCAAAATGAAATTCCTAAACTACCCAAGGGTTCAGTAAGGCCCACAATTATCACAGGTGTTGAGGCACTAGGACGTGGTAATGACTTACAAAAATTAAGAGAGTTTGTAGCAGAGATAGGTCAACTTGCACAAATCAATCCACAAGTCGTGCAACTTTTAAATCCACAAGATTTAATTACAAGGTTAGCAACTGGACTTGGTATTGACACTGAAGGATTATTAAAATCTCAAGAACAATTACAAGCTGAACAAGAAGCTGCAATGCAACAACAACAAATGCAACAAATGCAGGACACCGCTCAAGACGTGGCTCCTAAAGTTGCAGACAATATGACAAAACCGCAAGGATAATAAATGGTAGAAAAAGTAGAAATACAAACACCAGAAACTACACCAGAACAACCAACAGAAAATACTACAACAGAAAATGAAAGTAGACCTGGATGGTTACCTGAAAAGTTTAAGTCTCCTGAAGACATGGCAAAAGCCTATGGTGAATTAGAAGGTAAATTAGGAAAATCTGAAACTGAAAAAGAATCAGAAACTACAAAAGAAGAAACAAATAAAGATAACGCTGACTTATCTATTGATAAAGCTGAGAAAGCTGTAGAAAATGCAGGGTTAAATATGTCATCACTTCAAGATGAGTACAATGAAGGGGGACAATTAAAAGAGAGTTCATATGAAGCTTTGCAAAAAGCAGGAATACCTAAAGATTATGTAGACGCTTTTATTAAAGGACAAGAAGCAATTGCAAGTCAAACTTCTAATACTTTAAAACAAGAAGTAGGAGGAGCAGAAGCATATAACAATATGATGAACTGGGCCTCTGATAATTTAAACGAAGCAGAGATAAATTCTTTTAACAAAACTGTTAATGGAAAAGACATTGAAGCTACACGTTTAGCAATACAAGGTTTGAATGCACGTTACAAAAATAATGTTGGGGATGACCCGTCATTACAAAGTGCAAATAATCCTAGTTCAGCAAATGCTCCAGGCTATAGGTCTTGGGCAGAAGTTACTGCTGCAATGAATGATGAAAGATACGGAACTGATGATGCATACCGAACTGACGTTCAAAATAAACTAAACAACAGTAGGTTATAATATGGCTAAAAATGGCTTATATGCAAACATTCACAAAAAACGTGCCAGAATTAAAAATGGCTCGGGTGAGTCAATGAGAAAATCAGGTACAAAAGGTAGACCTACCGCAGCTCAATTTAAAAGAGCGGCCAAAACTGCCAAATCATAGTTGTGTTACCTTTATAGGTAGCAACTGCTAACACAAAGTTAAAGTCCATTAACTTGACCGTTCCGAGGAACGACAATCTTGTGAAACAAACTTTAAACTTGTGAAAGCTTTTTAATAAACAAACAATAGAAAAAGGAGACAATTATGTCAAACGCAACTCCGGCTTCCATTGGACGAGTAAATGCATCTGGTTCAGAAGATGCCCTGTTTTTAAAAGTTTTTTCTGGTGAAGTGATTACTTCATTTGATAGAGCAAGTAAAACACAAGGTGCTGATTCTGTAAGAAGCATTGCTAATGGTAAATCTGCTACGTTCCCAGTAATGGGTAGAACGTCTGCGGCCTACCATACTCCAGGTACAGAAATACTTGGGTCTGATGTGAACCACAACGAAAAGGTTATTACAATTAATGACCTTTTAGTTTCTTCAGCATTTTTAAGTAATATCGAGGAAGCTAAAAATCATTGGGATGTTAGAAATTCTTACTCAACTGAGATAGGAAGAGCATTAGCATTTCAAAAAGACAAACACGTTCTACAAACTATTGGTCAAGCTGCTCAAGTAACGACTCCTAGTGTTACAGGTGGAGACGCAGGTACAGTATTAACTAATCCTAATATCGCCTCTGCAACTGCGGCAACGTCTGCAAATGGATTTATTGATTCATTGTTTGACGCAGCCAAAACTTTAGATGACAAGTATGTTCCATCTGAAGGTAGAATCTGTTTCTTAAAACCAGAAATGTACTACAAATTAGCAAATGCTACTAATGCAGTCAATGTTGACTTCAGTGGTGGTGCTAATGGTGGTGTTGCTTCAGGTAGAGTATTACAAATTGCAGGAATTAAATTAATTGCAGTTCCTCATTTTGTTACTTCAAACGTAACTACAGGTGCAGACGCAGGTTCAGCTACTCAAGGTGGTTCAACACCTCAAGCTGTAAACTTGACTGCATACGAAGGTTTAGTTTGTCACCCGTCAGCAGTTGGAACTGTTAAGTTAATGGATTTAGCTACTGAAATGGAATACGACATTAGAAGACAAGGTACTTTAATGGTTGCGAAATACGCTATGGGTCATGGCGTTCTTCGTCCGGAAAGTGCTGTAGGAATTAAAGACGCTTAATATTTATTAAGCTTATTTATACTATATAGGAGTAGGGGATGAGGGAGACTAAGTCCCCTACTTTGCAAATTTAAAAAGGACAATCAATGACAACACAAATAAATTCTACAAGCGAATTACAAGCGATAAATACCATGCTAAGTTTTATCGGTGAGAGTCCAGTCAGTTCAATTACTGGAAACATTGGTACAGACGTAGCGGTCGCTAAGAATATTTTAGATGAAACTTCTATGAGTGTTCAGTCACAAGGTTGGTTTTTTAACAGAGAATTAGATACAACTGCTTCAAGAGATACATCTAATAAAGTACCTTTAGAAGCTAACTGTGTACAAGTAGAGGCTTCGGCCCCTTATCAATATTTTTATCAGTACACTATTAGAAACCAATATTTATACGATTTAAAAAATAAAACAGACATCTTTACTTATGACCCTAAAGTCGACAAAGTATTAGTACAACAGTTTGAACACCTACCAGAATACGCAAGAAGATACATTGTAGTTAAAGCTTCAAGAAGATTTGCTGCAAGATACGTAGGTGCAACTGAATTAATTAAAATGGCACAACTAGATGAACAAGAAGCTCACATGGCATTTGAACAAGCAGACTCAAGAGCTATGGACGCTAACATGCTTAATGATGATTATAACACTAGTTACATTGCTAAAAGAGGCCCAAGAAGGTCTGGTAGAAACTAATTTATGGCACTAATTTCAACATCAATTCCTAATCTTATTGGTGGTATTAGTCAACAAAATGCAGTTCAACGTAATGTAGGACAAGCAGAAACACAAACTAATTTCCAATCTAATATTATTGAAGGATTAACTAAAAGACCACCAACAGAGTTTGTCGCTAATCTATTATCTACTACAGCGTTTCCAAACAACGCAGCAGTACATTGGATTAATAGAGATAGTACAAACCAGTATGTAGCTGTCTTTACTAATGGTACAGTTAAAGTTTATGATTTAAATGGTGTTGAAAAAACAGTGACTATAGGAGCTGGTGGTGCAAGTTATTTAACTACAACAAAACCTATAGAAGATTTAGCATTTTCAAACATTGCAGATTATACATTTGTTGCAAACAAATCTAAAACAATAGCTGAGAGTTCAACTACAACCGCAGCAAAAGTACAAGAATATATTTCTTATGTTAAAAGTTCACAATACGGAAGACAGTACAGTGTAACTTTAAATCACTCAACTTGGTCATATCCAATACAAGTATTATTTCAAATGCCAACTGGTAATGACGCTTCAACTGATAGTGCATTTAGAGATACAGAAAAGATTGCTCACATATTATTATATGGAACAGCTTCTACTCACTGGTCAAGCGGTGCAGATGGTATTGGATTTAAAACTATAAGAACTGATACTGGTGCTACTTTAAGTATATCACAAGGATTAGCAAATTATTCTGGAATTACTGGAACATTTACACATACACAATACGGTAACACTATTTACGGAACATGTAGTAGTGGTACTTTTTCTGTCGAGACTACTGACGGTTTTGGTAACCAAGCTATGTATGCAATAAAAGATGCTATAGGGGATTTTGCTGAACTACCATTTTATGCAAAACCAGGAATGATTGTTCAAATCACTGGTGAAGAAGGTGACTCACTTTCAGATTATTATGTAGAGTTCACAGCTAACGGTGTTTGGAGTGAATGTGTAGGCCCAGGAGTAAAAGTAGGATTAGATAATTCTACAATGCCTTATGCATTAATTAATAACAACAATGGTACTTTTAGTTTTACACAACAAACATACACAAACAGAGTAAGTGGTGATGAAGACACAAATTCTGCTCCAAGTTTTGTAGGTAAAAAAGTTTCTAACCTAACATTCTTTCAAAATAGATTAGGAATTATTTCAGACCAAAACTTAGTGTTATCTGAAAATGCTTCTTATTATAATTTTTATGCAACAACAGGCACAGATGTTTTAGACAC